CATTTTTTCGCGGTCCCGTATCGTCTTCTCTGGGCTAATTGGGAGCGCTTTAATGGCGCGCAGGACAAACCTTCCGATTCCACCGACTTCACGGTTCCGACTCTGGACACTGGCACGACTATCGTTGCTGGCAGTCTCGGTGATTACTTCGGGCTGCCTATCGGCACGTTGCATGGAAATGTCTCGTGCCTCCCCTTCCGCGCCTACAATCTCATTTGGAACGAGTGGTTCCGTGACCAAAACCTCCAAGACTCCCTTAACGTCTCGGATACCGACGGCCCCGACGGTCTCGCCTCCTACACCCTGAAGCGTCGGGGTAAACGCCACGACTACTTCACGTCCTGTTTGCCCTGGCCGCAGAAGGGGCCTGCGGCCGACGTTCCGATCGTAGCGGGGACCGAATATTCCGGCGCACCCCGGTTTCAAAGCCCGGGTGCTAGCCCTAACAACCCGTTCTTTCTGAACACGACGGTTGGCACTCGTGACATCATTAAGGACGCGCCGTCGGCAGTCTCGGACGCGTCTGTCCGGTGGTATGACCCCAACTTGTTGGCCACCGTGACGTCAATTCGCGAAGCGTTTCAGATTCAGAAGATGTTTGAGCGTGACGCTCGGGGTGGTACCCGCTATCCCGAGGTTATCAAGTCCCACTTCGGTGTGACGTCACCCGACTTTCGTTTCCAGCGTCCCGAGTACCTGGGCGGCGGCAGCCAGCCGATCAACATCAGCCAGATTCACCAGACCTCCGGCACTCCCGCTGACACGGGATACACCGACACCCCGCTCGGGCAGGTCGGGGGTATCGGCACGGCCGCATTGGACGGCCGTCGGAACGGCTTCACCAGTTCGTTCACGGAACACTGCTTGGTGATCGGCCTTATCAGCATTCGGGCCGATATGACCTATCAACAGCGGCTCGAGCGCATGTGGTCTCGGCGGACTCGCTTCGATTTCTTCTGGCCAGCGCTCGCCCACATTGGCGAGCAGGCGGTTCAGAACAAGGAACTGTACTGGTCCGGATCGTCAACCTCAGACGATGGCGTCTTCGGCTACCAGGAGCGGTACGGCGAATACCGTTTCAAGCCATCCATTGTGACTGGGCTGTTCCGCTCCGACAACGTGGCGTCTTTGGACGCCTGGCATCTCGCTTTCGATTTTGAAAGCCCGCCGGCATTGAACGCGACCTTCATCGAGGAAAATCCGCCGATCGATCGGGTCGTGGCGGTGCCGACCGAACCGAAGATCATCATGGATGCCTGGTTTGAACTACAGTGTGCCCGCCCGATGCCGATGTTCGGCACGCCGGGCCTGGTAGACCACTTCTAATGGGGTTCCTCAAGAAAGCCTTCAAGAAGATCGGCAAGGTCGTTAAGAAGGTTGCCGCGCCCGCGCTCGGCATTGCCGGGGCCGCTTTTGGCGGCCCTATTGGCGGCTGGGTGGGCAACAAACTCGGCGGCCTCTTTTCCAAAGGCGGTGGAGCCGTAGGCTCGCAGATCGGCCAGTCGATAGGCCGGGGGATCTCGGGGGTCGCTAACAGCGCTCGGTCGCTGTTTTCCCCCGAAGTCCTCGCCGGTATTGGCGGCGATATCTACTCCGCACGCCAGATGGAACAGGCCAGTAAGGACCAGATGTCCTTTCAGGAGCGCATGTCGAGCACCGCCCATCAGCGCGAAGTCGCTGATTATCGGGCTGCGGGGCTCAATCCGATACTCTCCGCCACGGGCGGCGGCGGCGCTAGCTCACCCGCCGGCGCTGAATACGGCGTTCCCGATTACGGGTCTCGCCTATCTTCCGCGCTGGCATTGAAACTCCAGAAAGCCCAGATCGACAATGTCAACGCGCAGACCGGCAACACTCAGGCTCAGACCGCGCAAACTGTACAGGCCACGGCGAAAGAAGCCGCTGGCAAACCCTACTGGGATAAGCGCGCTAAACTCGACATGGAAAAGACCATGCAGGAAATCGACTCGCTGGAAACCGGCGAGCGACTCACTGCGGTCGAAGTCCGTCGTGCCCAGGTCTTGCTGAAAGACCTGATGCAAAACCCGCAACTGCGGGAATACGTACAATCCGCACCGTTCGCCGAACGCAAAGCCTTCAACCAGGTCTTGAAAGGCGACGGCGACGCTAGCTCAATCGCAACCGCTCTCAAGGTACTCAAGGAGCTTATCAAGTGACCAACCCCAACTCCACCCCACGCAAAACCACACCCTGCCCGCCTCGCACCCGGACTCACCTGGGGCGTACATGGCAGCGTACCTCTCAACCTATCGGCCCGGAGCCTTCGCTCACTCGGGCCGAATTCGCAGCTGACTGCGATATCAACAACATACTCAAGAAATACCAGCGCACCGGCGCTATTAATCACTTCGCAAAATTCTCCCCTTCATACGGCGACTTCACCCCGCTCGACTTGCAACAGGCTCATGCCGTTATCATTCAGAGCCGGGAAATGTTCGCCGCACTACCTTCCTCAATCCGCGACCTCGTTCGCACCCCAGAAGGGTTCCTGGAATTCGTTCAGGACCCTAAAAACAAGACCAAGATGGCCGAGCTCGGCCTCATTGAATCCGAGGCACCGCTCGTGCCGGTGCCTCCGTCCACTCCCGCTGCCTAGCCGTTCCGGGTAACCGGCGGGCCGGGGGGGCAAGGGGGGTGGCGTCCGCGCCACCCCCCAAAACCCCAAAAAAAAACACTTCCCTTCTCACTTAGACCTTTATGATCATCCCCCCTGATAGGGGGGAGACCCCCCGGGAGGGGGGTCAAAAACAACGTGGGACTATTCTTATTACTTGATGCTAATAGTCCCACTGACACCAAAATCCTTGGTGTCAAAAACACCAGACGGGTGTACTCTGTACCCCGTCAACAACCTTAGGAGCTTCCCAGAATGAGCAAGCGACGTTCCATGAGCCGATCAGGCTCTAAGCGCCTATTCACCCACACCGCCCGTACTGCGCATCCCCTGAACAATCCTACGCAGCCTCACCGCGGCGGCTGGCGCCTCTAATGCCGTGTTATCGCCCGATACACGGCTTCACCAAACTGGGCGGGGGTTTCACGACCTCCGCCCAATACTCCAACGGCAACCCCATGACGGTCCCTTGTGGCCGTTGCATAGGGTGTCGACTGGATCACGGCCGGATGTGGGCCATCCGTATGGTCCACGAAGGCCGCTATCACGAAAATACCTGCTTCATTACGCTGACCTATTCCGACGAACACCTCCCCCAGGGACAAACCCTGGTCAAAAGTGACGCGCAGAAATTCCTCAAACGTCTGCGCAAGGCCGGGCACAAGTTCCGGTACTACCTTTGCGGGGAATACGGTACGGCCACACTACGGCCCCACTACCACGCCATCATGTTCGGCTACCGGCCGGACGACCTCAAAATGCACAAGCAAGGCGATGGCCATAACACCTACACCTCGAGCAAGCTGGAAAACCATTGGGGGCTCGGCTTCACCACTGTCGGGGAACTCACCCCCGAAACCTGCGCCTATACCGCCCGCTACGTCACGAAGAAAATATCCGGCCCACCCGCAGAAACCCACTACCAGCGCCTTAACCCGTCCACCGGCGAAATCAGCCAGGTTATCCCGGAATTTAGCCTCATGTCTCGCCGCCCCGGTATCGGCCACGACTACTACCTGGAACACGGCGAACGGATGTTCGAGCACGACAACGTGGTTCATCAACGCAACCTGGCCCCCGTTCCGGCGTACTACGACAAACTGCTCGCGAAGACGGACTTGCCTTGGCTCGAGAACCTGAAGTACAATCGAACCCGCCGTGCTAAGGAAAATCGACACGAGACGACTGCTGAACGCCTTGCAGTCCGCGAGGAATGCAGGCTCGCTAAAACCCGCCATCAAACCCGAGGCAATTAACCATGTTTCTGAAAACGTTCCTGGCGATCGTGTTCGCCTATCTCGCGATCCAGCTCGTTCCCGCGCTGTTGATCTTCGCGTATATCCTCCTCAAGTAACGAAAGAAAAACCCATGCAAACCCGCGTCTTCTCCGTCTACGACTCCGCGGCCAAGTGCTACTCGCACCCGTTCTACATTCCCCGCGAGGAACAGGCCGTGAGGGCCTTTAGCGACGCCGTAAACAGCCCGAACCACGAGTTCGGGAAATACCCAGCCGACTACACACTGTTTCATCTCGGCGACTTCGATGACGCCGACGGCACCTACACCCCGTTGCAGCCGGCCGCGAAGGCCGTGTGCACCGGCCTTTCTGTCCTCAAGACTCAGGAAGTCGCATCATGAATCGCTTTGCCCAGGTCCCCAAGGCCGAAATACAACGGTCGAGCTTTGACCGGAGCCACGGCCACAAAACCACGCTGGAACCGGGTTATCTTTACCCGATCTTCATCGACGAAGCCCTGCCGGGCGACACCTTCAATCTGAAGATGCACGCTATCGCGCGTTTGGCCACGCCCATCTTCCCGATCATGGATAACATCCACCTGGACACGCATTTTTTCGCGGTCCCGTATCGTC